CAGCCGACAGTGTGCTTGACCTGTCAAAACGCCGACGGTGTGCGTGACCCGCCAACCAACTTATTTAATCAACCAAATTCTGGTTTCCCAGCAATTGGACCCTTTACATTCTGCTCTATGTAGAAATCAGGTCTATTGTCCAGGGCTAAGTCTTGTGTATGTTATAGTTGTTTGTCTTTGTTTTCTTGTGTTATTGACAATGTTGTCAGTACTGTTCGTCCTGTAATTTTGTGATGATTGTCTTTTCATCATTTATGTTATTCTCGGATGGAATTCAAACTTGTCCGCACTGTGTAGTGTTTAAACTATTCTTATGAAATATGTAAGTAAGTACCATTTGGGAAAGCTACCGCTATTTCTATTGCAGGATCTTTTACTTTACAAGGTTCTTTGTCGAAAGAATGAGACGTTAAGCGTGGTGGGCCCCTCAAAGGCCACGAATGAGGGTAGAATTTGTACCTATCTCATTCGTTTTGGAAGCTAATGATGGAACAGGCTACTTTTATAGTAGTAGTTACCTGACTTAGTGAAAGATCCACTGCAGATTATACTCATTTATAAGACGAAGAATATCGTCCGAGTGTACTACGTTGTTGTAAGACGCAAAATTGTACCTTAGCATGTGTTGAATGAACATGGCGGAGTCATGGTTTGACTTTGAGGGTAGCAGGTGGCGATCCCACTTGTCCTCTTAACCAAAGTGTCAGGAGATATTTGCGACGGTGCAACTAGCTATTAGCTTATTGCAACAAAATGCATTATCGAACTTTGAGCGTGATGGTGTCACCCTAACTTAAAAACACCTCCCTACTTCTGGGGATTAAGCAGAGGCGCGAAATCACCCTGGCCGGGGGTGAGACGTTGCAAACGGTGAATCAACAAATCATTAATACATTTTACGAATTCACTTTTACTTTCTTCTACTTTCACAATTGCTCAGTCGGTTTCACAAACCAAACAAATCTTACTACCAAACACGATGAATTCTTTTGAGGAATTAACCTTTTTGTACGAACGTTGTGAACATTTTGAGGGTCTTTACGACCAAATTCTTGACATTTATGTCGAGACTTGTCGCCAATATTTTCAACCAATAGGCGACTATTGTTATATTTGTCATTGTCAAAGTGTTGACACTGAACATTATCTTTTCTTACGATCCGATTCTTGTTCTCATTGTGAGAAAGATCGTTATCTTGTACCACCAGCGGATTTATGTCCTTTAACAGTTGGTGTTTATCAGTCTAATGAAGTGAGAGTTGAAGACCAGCAAACAGTATCAGAACATGTACAACCGAATGCACAAAAGACTGCTTCTAACGTTTTTGTTAGAGAATTGTGTATTAAACCACCAGATGTGGAGTCTTTATTTGATCGTCAATATCTTATTGACTCAAATCTACACTGGTCAACTATTGATGTAATTGGAACCAGTCTATATCGTCTTAATTTACCAGGTGACATTATGTTATCTGAGTTACCTTTTAAAGGAATTTTTGATTATCACGGAGTTATCAGATCTAGCTTTGAATTTGAAGTTCGACTGAACAATAATCCTTTTGTGTGTGGTGCGTTGCTTTTACAAGCCACTCCTACTAATTACTGTCAAAATACTGGTTTTACTATGTCAAATAGTGCAGAAATATATCCGCATTCCTATTTAAATGCAGGGTATGAAACCAATTCTAAGTTAATAGTTCCATTTGTTTCCTCACATTGTGGAATTTTTAATCAAGAAGTTGTACAAGGTAGAGAGAGTACCCAAGTAGGAGTTTATGTTTGGAACGCACTGAAAGTCGCTTCTGGTCAACCCGTTACGTATACTTTTTCAGCGTGGATTAAGTTTGTTGACTATGAAATTGGAATTAAAATGCCAAAGCATTCTAATCTTACCCATTATCAAGCAGCAGAACATGCTTCAGGTCTCGTCAATCTTGTTACAAAAGCAGGAGAAGGCATTGCTAATTCAGGAGTTCCAGTTATATCACAAATTGCTAAGGTAATTGGAAAGGTTACTGGTTTTTATGATTCTCCAATTATGCCTATAACTACTCCTAATAATAATATGGTTACAAATGTACCACGTATGGCCGTTGATGCTCGTGTGTCAAGTGGAGATTATTCAACTGCTCAAACATATGATCCTATTAATGCTCTTAAATTTATTCAGACTTATGGACGTTTATATGTTGATTCTTGGAATACTACTGATGCTGCAGGTACGGAAATTATTCGACTTTCGACAACTTATAATCAATATCTTTCTACCTCTCCTAATGTTGGAGGCTATCAGGTTCCTATTTTGGAATATGGGAGACATTTTAATTACTGGAGCGGAACTATTAAGTTTAAAATACAGGTTATTGCTACGCGATTCCACCAAGGGCAACTTCTTATTTCTTGGGCTCCCTTTGGTTTTGCAAATACGCTTACTGAAGCGCGTTCTATGTACTATATGTCTATTGATATTGGACAACAAAATGTTTTTGAAGTCGAAGTTCCTTTTGTTTATCCTGTAGAATGGGCATTATGTGGCGTTCAGGAACACGGTAATATTCAGGTATGGGTTCAAAATCCTTTAGTTGCTCCTAGTAATGTTTCGAACGAAGTTTCGATTAATATATATATGGGCGCAGGTGAGGACTTTCGTTTTCATGTGTACCAAGATCCTACTCTTTCTGTTTATAATCCTCAACCACCTCCCCCACTTGTTAAATTTCAAGCTGAAACTTCTTACTCTGGAACAGGGAAGACATCAGTATGGAAGCCACTAGGAGAAGTTGTTTCGCGTGTTAGTACTAAAGCTAATGATCACGTTAACTTTGATGCTTTTCTTAAGAGACCATCTTATGTTCATAGGTTACATTGTCAAGTTAATCCTAGTACTAAATTTCAGAAGATGGCTACTTTACCTTATATTCCAGGTGATATTCGTGATCATTGGCCCATTAGGCCTTATTTTGCTTCAGGAGGTACGCGTTGGTCTATCGTAACCGATTTGCCACTTAATGCACGTGTTCAATTTTATTTTCGCGTTATATATAATTCGTTAGATCCTACGCCAGGCTTTAATCAAGTTGCTGATCCAGTTGATAATGAGCCTACTGATATTCGTTCTGGAGCACACTATCATCATTTACAATGTCCTGGAGAACGTGTTATGACGTTTGAAATACCAATGTACCTACCAGCTGAATATTTGTGTTTTGAGAGGGAAAATGATTTTCTTGTACCTTTTCCCACTATTCAGTTTCTTGTGCAGTCCGAAGAAGATTCTATAGGATTTGGAGTACATTACTATTGGACTGCTGCTGATGATTTTAGAACACATTGGCCTCTTTCAGGACCAGTTCGTCCTATTAGAACTTTTACCCAATCTAATAATTACACACGTGATTCTGATAAGAAATTACCTCTCGCCAAATTACAATGTAAGGAAAAATACCTTACAGGATTCGAAATAAATAACGATAATGACTTTAAGTTAGGTGAATTTGAAGCCTTCGAATTTGAACTTGAAGAGAAGATACGTAAAACGCGTGAACAACTTGAGGAGGAATTAGGAGAATTACCTAAGTGTAAGTTGAGGGGGAAAAGACGTTCCATGCGTGCTGCTGTTAGGAGACTTCTCCGTGTTAACAATAGGATAGTCAATTGGCAAGGACCAGTTGATTTTGTTATGGGAACGGGCAAAGAGCTTCTTGCCTGGTTACAATCAGTGGGAAACGGTGTTACTCAAATGTATCAAGGTATTCGTGATTCTATTTACACCGCTTATACCGTTGGTTGCTCTATTAAAGACAAAGTTGCGTGGTTAGATGCTATGCAAGTTATGTTAAATTTTTTAAGTGATCAAATTCTACCAATTTATTTTGCTATTGAACTCGCCTGGAGTACAACAGGACCTAAACAATGGATTGCCATGTCATGGTTGGCCGCTAAGGCCTTCAGTGCATTCTGCCCGAACAAACAAACGGAGGGCCATGTCATGCAAGGACCAGAGGATTTAGAGCCTCTTAGTGAAATTGTAACTAGTGGATGTAGAACTATTATTCGTACTTTTCTTTATACACTTGGATTTGATGCTTCAGTTGATTATGACCAATACCTAAATCGTATTCTTTTTGGTAAGACAGTAGATTCGTGGGAATATGTTGCTCTTACATTTACTCATACTGTATTATACCTTCTCTATGGAAAAACTCTTAATGCAGAGTGGGAACGCAATGCTATAACTCCAGTACTCAATGTTGTAACTAAGTTTAATGACGATTTCGCTCAGGGTCTATTCAGTGGTATTGAAATTTATGCTAGTCGAGGTGATAAAACGAATGCACAAATTTTAGATGAATACTATGACGTAGTTAAGAAAATCACAGAACGAGGAATGGATATTCGTTTTCCAGCAACAATTAGTGCTGCTGTAGAACGTCTTAAGTCTACGCGAAACGAAATAAAACGCATGGAGCGAATTAAAACTGATCAACCCGAACCTACTGGCATTCTACTAGTTGGAAATCCTGGAAGTGGAAAGTCTTATGTCACTTCTTTAGTTATGCCACGTATTTTAGAATACATGAAAGCTATTCCTTATCATAAAACACCTTTATTTAATATGCCTAAGACGGAGCAGGATTCTTATTGGAACAATTATAATGGACAATCCATTATTGTGTGTGATGATGCATTTAGTGAGCGAGATGGAAAAGATCCCATTAAATTTATAAATTTAATAACTTCAGCACGTATGCCAATTCCAATGGCAGAATTATCACAAAAGGGCACTCAATTTGAAGGGAGAGTTATTTGTGCTTCATCTAATCTAAAAGATTTCGGTGTTATTAATACTTTAAATAATAGAGATGCTCTTTATCGCCGTTTTCCGTTTACTTATCGTGTTGTTGCTAAGCCTGATTACCTTAAATCTGACGTGTGTGGACTTAAAACCTTTAATGCAACTAAATTCGTTAATGATCTACCCGATTTTACTGGCCCTTTGACTGCTGAACAGGCTAAGGAATATTTACGAGTTTGTGATGAAGCTTGGGAATTTCATACTACATCCATGGATCCATTAAGAGCTTCTTATACTTATGCTGATTCATTAAAACCGGCTGTTCATACATTTTCTCATTTTATGGAGCTTTTGTCGGATAGACTTAAAACTTTTCTCGCAACCTATAATCGCATGAATGGACTTACAGGAGGTTTTAAATTACAGGGACCATCTGATGAGAGTGATGATTCCGGTGAAGAAGACTATTCAGATACTTCTAGTATTTCAACAAACACCGAACTTCGCGAAAATATTGATCTTTTTGAAAATTACTTGAGCCAGCAAAATCCATATACTATCGAACAAACTTTAGAACTCCAGTACTTAGACTGGGTTGAAGACGAAGAGATACCTAAAAGCACTTATCATGGGAAACTTGTCGAAGCTACGTGTACTATGTATGGTATAAGGAAGCCCTTTAGAGAGAATCTCTCAGGACGAGCATTAGAAATATACAATCTTATCGTTCCTGTTGAACGAAAGGCTAAAGTAACTTGGAAAGGTGTTCTTGGAGTTCTTGCTGGAGTAGGTATAGCTGGAGCAGCTATCTACGCCATCTTTCGTTCTATTGGGTGTGTATGGAAGAAATTAATACCCACTTTTCTACAGTCTTATACTGGAGAAAATATTATTGGACATCTTAAGGCTATTAAACCTCATAAACCAGTTGTTACTGCAGTTGGTGGAACTTTTCAAGCTGACCAAAAAGTTGATATTCATCGTGCAATTCATAAAAATCTCATTAAACTTGAACTTAATCGTGAAGATGGTTTAGCTAATATGGCTGTTAATGCTCTTCTTTTAAACGATAGGGCTATTTTGTGTAATCAACATCTTGTTGATAAATTTTTCATCTACGCAAAAGAGTCTACTGCCATTTTGCATTTTCATCGTAATGGTGAAATCGTTCCACTTCGTTTAACTAAAAGTAATTGTCGCAATGTACCATCTAATGGACTTCCGAGTGATCTTTGCATTATTGTGTCTGGTACTCCACTTCCTGGAGCCAGAAATATTCTCCAATTTGTTGCTGATGATAATTGTCTTAATCTCGATGGACGTGATCAGGAAGCTTTCATCATGGGCGTTGGTGGAAGGGAGGATATTTTATGTACTCTCATGAGATATACCACCATAGGAAATGTAACGGGAGTTTTCTTGCAAGCTACACCAGAGGAGCTTACCATCAGTGGCGATTGTGGGAGACCTTACATTCTTCGGGGTGCTAATTTTGCCAAACCTTTAGTTGGAATCCATGCTTGTCTTATTGGAGATACAGTTGGAGCTGTACCACTTAATGCTACAGAAATTAGGCAGGTCTTAAAGAGCATGGCAACCGTTCAGCATATTGAGCCTGAAAAGGTTCAAGTGCAGGCTACTGAAACTACTAGTAGATATTGGGATAGTACTATTCCTCTCGAAGAGAAATATGTTGTGAATGGGGTTTCGATGAAACACGCAACTCCAGTTGAAACAAGTTTGAAGCCACTAACCTTAAACGGTCGGTTGGTTAAACATCCGGAGTGGAAGTGTGACATGATTCCAGCTGCTCTTAAACCCAGAGATGGTAAACATCCTCTTATTTCTAACTCGCAAAAATATGAGGTCGGAGGACGATATGCAATGGATCCTATTATCCATAAGACAGTTGCAGACCATTTTGTAGCCAAATTTGTTGATAAGCCAATTCCGTCAGTTTATGATATCGATATTGCTATTAATGGGAATGGCACAATGAATGCATTACAGTTTAAGACTGGAAGTGGATATTGGATAGATCATGGATTCAAGAATGGTAAAACTGAATTCTTCATAGCTCTTGATCAAGAAATTGATCCCATTACTGGACAAGCTTTACCACTTAAATATACTTTCTCTGCAAAAGCTAGAGATTATATTGTCCCTATCTGGAGCACCTCTTTTTGTCAGAGGTTGAGCGATTGTGAAGAAATGGCCAAGAGTGCTACCAAATTTCAAACTTTTTGGGTTAGTACTAATAAGGATGAGTTAAGACCGTTGCAGAAAGTCATAGATGTGAAGACACGAGTCTTTGAACAACCAGGACTAGAATTTACTCTTCTTGTTAGACGTTACTTTGGAGCTTTTCTCGACTACTACAAGACTAGATCAGGATTTACCTTTTATCATGGAATTGGAGCTGACAAAGAGGTGGCATGGAAACATTATTGGGACGGATTATCTCGTCACTCCCATCAAGGACATGCTTTTGACTACAAGAACTTTGATGGTAGTGTTAATGCTGATGCTTTCCAATTCTTTGAAGATGTTATTAAAAGATTTTATCACAACGGTTCTGACGAGGAACACAATGTTAGAAGTGTTCTTATTAGAATTTTGCGTGATGGAGACCACATTATGGGACCTTATCACTTTAGGTCAGCGCAAGGAAATAAAAGTGGAAATCCTTTTACGGATGTTTTTAACTCAGTATGCAATTATTACATTATGAGTACCGCTTACGTTATTGGTCGCCAAGTAAAAGGACGCAGTATCTCAATGGCCCATTTTGATCGTGATGTCAAGATGTTAACATATGGCGATGACATTATTATGGCAGTAACACCGCCAGCACTGGAGTACTTTAATGGTCCTCTTATCAAAGAGATAGTAACACTCTTTGGTTATAACATCACAGATGCTTTGAAAACTGGAATCATTCCATATTCGTGTCATGTTACTGATTTAACATTCCTTAAGAGTTCATTCATGCAGGATAGGGAAGCCATTTTGGCACCCATGCCCAAGCAAGATATCTATAAGGAACTCTGTTATGCACCTAAGCAATGTATAGGAGATCATCTCGATTTGCAACAAAGAATTGCAAATGTTCTGAGATTTATGGCCCATCACGGTGAGGATGCTCTTGAACAGTTCAAGGGTGAACTCCGTGAAAGAGGAATAAAACGAGAGTGGCTTAGTCTCTCGTATGATACGTTTTACACAGAGATCGTAGAGAAGCAGTCTTGCATAGCTGCCTACTAGTTGCGTCCACT